AATTATTTATCGGCATCCACTTGTGCTGAAAAATAGTGCAAGGGATCGGCCAATTTTCTTTGATTTTCCACATAGTTTTTGGGACCATAATAGTAAGTTTTCGCCAGCAAACAAAGATCTTGATATCGATCTGTGCGAGTGTTTATGATTATGGCATCACTGGCATTCACCGCAGCAGTCATCCATGTCACATTGTCCATGTTGGGCGTATAAACATACACGTTGAATGCACGATCGCTGAATTGGCAGAATCTTACCACAGCATCCACATCGGACTGTTCGGGATCAATCAAGGTCACCGAATGCGATCCATTTTTTACTATGTCCGGAGGAGTTATTAGATTACTATCCACGAGTTTGTTTTAAAATGTCTTCGATTTGTTGTTCAACCTGTGCCTGTTCAGCATCACTTAGGTCTTCGATTTCGTATTCACCGGCTTCTAATTTTTGTATCAAGTGTTGTATATAAGCCTGATTGTAAGTATAACTGTCAGTGGTGTTTTTGTCTACTTCAATCCACTTGGTTCCATTCCATTTAAACAATCGGTCTGGCAAGTAGTCTGTTCTGATAAACATGTCACCTTTCATGGGACTGTCCGGGAATCGTTCGCCGAACCCGCATTGACTGGCAGCTTCTAGTTTGTCGTTGTCGGCTCGAATTGCCATGTCAGGATACAGTTTGTTAAAAGCATCCAAGTTATAAACCTTGCCCTTGTAACGCACAGCATAGTCTGCACCACGACGGATTGGTGTGTTAAATTCATCCGCAGGAGCAGGTTCAGCAATTGGCTCCGGGGCTGGTTCCGCGATTGGTTTATGTACCGGTGCTGGTGGTGGCGTGTCCTCCACAAAGGCTTTCACTTGAGCAATTTGTTCCGCAGTCAATGCGCCATCGTCGGCTTCATATTTGGCCTCTTGCTTGGGCTGCTCATCAATCACACGCTGTGCCCACATCTCTTCATTCTCTAACACAGGAATATCAAGATCTGGTTCTGGCCGTTCAATCTTGGCCACTTCATTATTGGCAGCTTCGGCTCGTTGCTGTTCATCTAACACTGCTGCTGCTTGCAACTCTTGTTCGGAATTGACAGTGTCATGCACGGGCTCAGTGTTGGCCTGGGTGTCAAGAGCAGCCACTTCTTGATCAGTCGGTGGCGGTTGTTCTACACCAGGCGGTTCAGGATCAATCTTGTGCGCCGACTCGTCATGTACCCAACCTCCGGTTCCTTGTCTGGCCCATTCAAACTGTTTGTTGGCAGCAAGGATCAATGTCAAGGCAAGCGGATCAAAAACAATAACAATAAGTATAATAACCCAACGTACAGCACGCTCAAGAATATTTTGGTCAGGATTGTCCCCGTATATAAGAGCAGCAATATATTTGATAGGTCCAACTTCGGCCTCTACCTTTCTAGCCTCGGCAGCAAATGGTGCTCGCTCGGCTTGTAATTGTTGTATAATTTTTTGACTCTTGGTTATTTCAGATTGTAAAGCAGCTCGTTCTTTGGCCTGTTGCTTGCGAATAACCACTGCTCGTTCTGTGCCACGCTCACTATCTGTTCGACCCAGCATTTGATCAACTTGAGCATTCATTTGCTCTAAAGCTTTCTTTGCCTGTGAGATGTTTTCTCTTTCGGTGGCAATCTTTTCGTCATAAATGGCCACCCGGCTAACTGCATCACCGGTTACCAGGCTTTGGTCTGAATGTGCTTTAGACAAGAAACCAAAGATACCCATGCTGGTTAGTAGCATTAGGAACACAATGGCTGGAATCAGATAGGTCTTAAACGCCCATCCGGCTCTACGCCAATTGTTATGTAACCAAACAGTAGCAACAATCTTTCCCGCTTCTAGTGCACCACCCATGATAATCACAGGAACAACTGCGGCACTGAAAATAGCAGTAAGGCCGGCTACCGAATACCATGCTGCAATTGCAGAAATGGTAACGGCGATAAACATCATTAATGAACCAAATATCATAGAGTGTATTTATAGAATTGTATCGCTAGTATATTATACTAGGAGATAGAGGTCAACAGTTTTGATTAAACATGTCCAGTCCAGGGACGATGTTCTACTAGTGGCCCAGGATTATCAACAATATTGTTACCGGAATATTTTGTTGGAAGTGCATTGATATCGTACACATTCCAATATCTGTATGCAGTTTTGGTTGCATCAACAGATCCAGAAATTGTACCATTTCTAGCCACAGTTTTGCCTTGGCGTTTGGCCTGTGCAATGTTGAGCTTGGCTACTTGTTTAAGTTGCTTTGTTGCTAGTGTAGATATTCCGTTAGCTGCCATAGTGTAGTATTTATACTGCCAAAAAGAAACCCGCCGAAGCGGGCAAAGTACTTCTTAAGGAGCCGAGCAAATTATTGGATCGTGTAACTATCCAGTTCAAAATATGTGTTACCACGGGCAACACTGGCTTCTACCATTAGATCCCAATCGCCAGCTGCTTGATTGGCAAAACGAACTTCGGCTGCATCTTGTATAACATCTACCAGTTCCAACAGGGCTTCGCTAACATCTTCGTCATCAATGGTGCTGATATGTTCGCGCATAAAATCAATCACTGCTTCCATTTGTTGGATGTCAAGATCAGCAATTGCGATTCGATCTGCAAGTATATTATCTACTAGAGTATTGATGTCCATTATAGTGCCTTAACATGATTGATAACGAAGTTAGCTTCTGGAAAATTTTGGGATTCTTTTATAGTCACTGCATTCTCAATCATGGCCATTTGCATTTCATGCAATTCATCTAGAGTAAGATCAATGATCTGACGCTTGCGATTTAAACCGCGGTAAGCATAACGGATTTCTTTTTGGGCACTGTTAAATGCATTGCTGAAATCTTTAGGTTCCATTTACACCTCCTGATTACGATGTTTGGCATTACGCCGGAACTGCCGTTTGTTTTCTACTGTACGGCTTCGGAACGGACTGCCAGCTTCAAACAGCACACGATGTGCTCGAGTTTTTTGGTACGGTATTTTTGCTATCTTTTTCATGATTAGCTATTTACTGCATGGCGATTGATAACAAAGCGATGCAAGGCTTCGCACTCACGAACAAAGTCGCCGCCCACATCCATGCTCACATAGTTTGAGCCTTGCATGCCCTGCTCGCTGTAGTCAATGTCTTGTAAAGCCGCTTCACTGAAGCCTAATGTAGCCATGCAATTTCTAAAAGACTCGATCCAGGTCGGGTCAGTGTAGATGAGGCCGTCGGTATTGGTATCCCATTCCGCAGGATCAAAGTAGGCACGAAGTTCGCCAAAGTCCAATTCGTCATCCAGGTATGCTAGACGCACACGGTCAATTTTTACACAACCACTCACTGTGCTCCAATGGCCGCGACCGTTAGTGTGTGTTACAAAATTCACAGTTTGGTCAAACATCGGCAGTCTCCAATTCAAGAATTTGTATCATAATCTTACGACGCTGTTCGTCGATTCTGGCATTAGTCGCTTCATCAAAGCAACCAGCCTGCTCATCCAAATGGATTAATTCATTGTACAGGCAATCAATTAAAGTCTTATCCATAATTATTTCCGATCCATGATGTAAGTAAACAGGACCCACTTGGCGCGGTTCAGCTGTTGGCGTGCATCTTCGGCACGGTTGAAATCAACTTCGCCGTATTCGGTATTGACCATCTCTTGTGCATCCGACATCATTGACGCAACAATCATAGCCGGACCAGTCATTTTAAAAGTAATGCTGGACTCAACTGCTTCGCGCATTTGCGCTTCGGTGCAACCGTACATGCCGACTTCACGAATCTCTTTGGTAGTGAGACCTTCGAATGCTGTTCTCATTTTGTACGCTCCTTATTAGTTAATATACCAATATTATACAGAAATGGGTCTTTTTGGACAACTTTTTTATACTACTTCTGTGTGTAAAATTTGTTTATTTGCAACCAATGAATAGGCAATATCACGCGGAATCATTGCATCATTGTCAACATGCCACGAGCCAAGAGAATCTATACGCTCGATGATAAGACGAACTTCGGCATTACCGTTGTCCTCGATAGTAATAAGACCGCCGTGAGTCCAACGACTATCTACAGGTAATTTTGCATCATATTGGATTCGTTTCATTGCTGACTCCTTGTTAATTACTATACCAATATTATAACAAAATGGTGAATTATGGTCTACCAAAATAAATGTTGCTATTTTAGCAATGATTGTTGTCGTCGTTGTGGGCAAAGTAAGCCCAGGCCGCTATTGCTAAAATTATAACAAACCAAATCATAGTAATTTAACAACTAATCCTACGGTATAAATTGCAAGTAGTGTTGCATTAATTGTAATAAGACTCCACTCGCGCCATTTTACGGCCACAATCAGCCATAAAAATGCACCCGCATTGAGTAGAGCTGGTCCTAGTGGGTAAAGGTTAATACTAGTGCAAATGGCGCCCGCAATTGTTACAAAAGTTGCAAGCCACTTGAGATAAAATGTCATGTCCTTTTTCATGCTCTTAGTATAGCAAAAAGGACCTTTTTGGTCAAATGTTAATGAATTGTTAAGTCTTCGTTGAATTGCTGTAAATCAATCACACCAATTATCTTCATTATTTTTTGAATGTTTTTGGGAGGTTTGTCTGGTAATACTTCTGGAACAAATACAAATTTTAAATTGCCCTCTGCGTCGAAAACGAATCCATAATCTTCGTCGCCGATTTCATCCGAATAATCATGGATTGCGTCTTCTACTTCGACCTCTAGGCGTTTGCTCATCGCTGCCTCCTATTTCTAGTATTTATTATGTTACTTGAATAGGATAAGAGCCATGAGCGATGCCTGTATTACAAATCCAAATCCAATGGTCACTATGTTGAGCATGTCGCGTAGTAGCACGGCACGACCAAACAGCAATACCAGTCCCAACCACAGGAACATGACCACATCCACGCTGGGTGTGGAATCGGTAAGTCCTGTCAGCAGGGCCAGCAGTGTGGGCACGGTAGCGGCGTGTAGTGCTATGGCCGCTAACCATCCCATGGTCTCTGCAGAGATTTTACTAAAATGGGTAGAGAAGAACTCTACCACGTTTAGTTTGATGCGTTCGAAATCAATTTTGCTTGAATTTTCCATTTTAGATATAGGTTTTAATCTAGGGGTTGAACTTAATATTGGCATTAATACTGTTCCGCTTAACTACCATAAAAAATATGGCGCCCTATTTTTGTGATGGGTTTTTTATTCCATCCGGGCTTGACGTAGTCAGCGTGATAGTACATTGCATTTTTGAGACTGGGTAATCGGAATCCTTCCAGCAATACCTTTTTGGCAACTTCTGCACTTTCGTTGTACAAGGGTTGATAAACAGGTTTTACACGATGGGTTCCTTCACAGTACCAGGAGAACTGGCAAACCACTTTTGAGTAGATCACGTTCTTCTGATAAACTACAGCACAGATGTCATTGGGAAACCGTCCGCTGGCTGCGCGATTGATTGTTACTTGAGCTACAGCGACTTTACCTTCAAATGGCTCGCTGGCAGCTTCCCAATAAATGTTCTGCGTAAGGCATCTCAGTTGGCGGGCACGTTCCTCCCCACTAACAGGACGCATTGCAGACAGTTCTGCTTTCTCGGCCTCCAAGGCCTCGAATTTGTTTTTGGTTACCTCTACCAAGGCGTATGTGGCCAACCACATACCAAAAACGATTGATACAAATTTTGCTAGGTTCGGCAAATATTGTCTCATCTATTTTTCCCTCCTTATTAAGGTTGTAGTTTTATATAACTTGATAATTTTTGAGAAAACAACTGCTTTAACCCCATAATAATGGTACATTATAGCACTTTTTCTGATTTTTTACAAGTAAAGTGGGCAGTTAATTGACTGGATCATCCGGCAAACACATCCGGAGATCCTGCTGCTACCGAAGTGCAACCACTGATGGCATCACCCACTCGACCGCAGCCTCGACCATTTACTATCACGGTACTACTGCCAGCTGCGATTGGTGCAGCATGATCTGGACATGGGTCACCTGGTAACAAATGGGTGGTATTCACATCGCCTTGTCTACTGACACCTATGCCGTTCACAATCACATCGCCGGATCCTACAGCACGAGTCATTCCACTACAGTGAGCAACATCTGCATCACCAATTCTAGTAACTGCGGGCACGTTCTATCTCCATCAATTTCTGCAATTTGTCGTTCCAGCTTTCAATTTCTTCATGCTGTTCTTCAGTATGCGGAGCAGGTGGTATCTCTGGAATAAATGCAATCACGTGTTCAAAGTCCAAGGGAATACTGTTGTAGTCATTGTACTCTTCCAATCTTCCGTTACGGAGAACTCTAAACACATGTGGCATTAGGTCAATATACTCCCTCTTGTGACCGGCTCAATACCTGTTGTGGTCTTGATGTAGTGTTTTTGCATTTGATCCACACTGGGTGCATGCATGATCACATGATTTTTGCTCAATTTAATATTTATATCGCTGTCTGCTGTGAACAAACTTTGTATGAGACCCATGCCTTGCGGACCGGGCATGACTGTGCATGGTTTGGCCACTTCGTATGAATCCGAATCTGTTGAAATAATTTTGGCAACTATTTCGTCGCCATTGGTCAATTTGAAACTGACTATATCACCTTCTTGATAACCTCTTGAAATTAACATGTTAACCTTTTAGTAATTGAAAAAATTCTGCTGGTTTTGAATTTAATCCATTAAAACCGCCTGGAATTAATTCATAACCATGAAATATTTGAGGCACACTTCTCAAGCCTTTATCTAACAACATCTGCCTTGATTCTGCATCGTTCTCGATATTAACTTCGGTGTACGGAACACCTCGGCTTTCTAACAACGCTTTTGCCCTATCACAAAATGGACAATTATTTTTTGAATAAACAGTTACCATATCTTCCTATATAATTTTGTCTTGTTTGCATCTATTTACTAATAAATCCATCCAATAAGAATAACCTTCAGTGGTAGGATGAAACTTATCGTCTGATATTAAATTTTTGGCGTAGCAAGATTCAAATTCTCCTTGCATATTATCCAAAATCCAGTTGTCCAGATTAAGATTCTTAATTAGAACCAGATTGTCAGAAAAGCTTAATGCACTGACTTCGCTTGACTCTCTTCGCACCACGTCTGGCAGAAATTCGTTGAACTGATTTATAATTATACTAAAATAATGAGGAGTATCTAGCGCCTGTAGATATTTTTGTATTTTTAACATTTCCAGTAAACTTAAATAATGCAATTGTTGTTGATCTAAAAATTTATGCAAACCAACAAATATGCTGTCAGCATATCTATGTTTATGATGATCCCAACTGCCTATCCCACCAGTAAAAATATAATCAGTGTTATATATTTTGCCTTTTGCCATCCAGTCGTAAAAACAACTAGAATCGTCGACTACTACGTCAAGTCTTGATAATTCAGACCAACTCACATAAATGAGGTCAAATTTTTCCCTGATTGTAGCTGCTATTACAGAGTCTGCAATAAATTTATTACCTGCTGCTGAATGACTTAGATTAGTAATTGAGCATCCGGGTATTTTTTGTGCAAGTATTGATTCTAATGCCGTGCAAAAACTGCACCCTGCTATCAAAATTTTCATTACAAACTAAATCCCTTGAATGTATTGTTATCTACGTCTTGTTTTGTACCACCAATCACATAACTACTAATTTCTGTTTCTTGTGGTGCCACCTGTACTTCGGCACCCGCAATCCATTTTTGTGTCCATGGTAATGGATTTGATCCTGGTTTCATACCGCAGTCTAATCCTACCGCAGTCATGCGCTTGCAAGTTAACCAATCTACGTAATGGCATAACAATTGTTCATTGAGGCCAATCATTGATCCATCCTTGAACAAATAGTGTGCCCAGGCTTTTTCTTGTGCCGCTGCTGCCAAAAACATTTCTGTACATTCGCTGCGAGTTTCTTCTCGTATGGAAGCATAATCAGGGTCATCCTGGGGTAGCAATTTGAGAAGGGTTTGCGTGGACCCTAAATGAACATTTTCATCTCGCGCAATAAGTTTAATAATTTTGGCATTGCCTTCCATCTTTTTCAATTCAGCAAAGGCCCATGAACAGGCAAATGATACATAGAATCTAATACCTTCTAGTGCATTGACACTGCTAAGACACAACCACAATTTCTTTTTTAATTCACGACGATCAACTGTGACAGTTTTTCCATTTACTGAATGACTGCCTACTCCTAACAAATTATAGTATTGTACAGATTCTATTAGCTCATCATAATAGCGGCTAATGTCTTTAGCACAATCTACAATTTCTTTTATATCCGTGAGCTCATCAAATACAACGCTAGGATCGCTATAAACATTACGTATAATATGAGTATAGCTGCGACTATGAATAGTTTCGTTGAACGCCCAAGTTTGAATCCAAGTTTCGAGCTCAGGAATAGTAGCGATG